AACGCTCTTTTCGTAGGCTTACGGTTGAACCTGACTTATGAACCAGTTTATTGCAGCAGTGGCATCTTTCTCTTGAGAAGGGCAGTTACTGCATCAGTCAAGGCTTCGCAGGCGGCTCGTCTGGCATCCAAAGAGCCATCGATCTCTATGCTATTGATTTCTTTCTGCAGATTTTGTATCCGTTCTACGACAGGTTGTTGCATTTTTGTCTGTTCCGTCAAGAGCCTTTGTCGCTCAGCAGTGAAATTTGGCACGATCAAGTCAAGTTTGCCACGTGCCAAGTTCAGTTTTTGGCTTGCTTCTGCCGCTTTTTGAGCTTTTGCTTTCCTCGACATGGATCTGAAGATACCCGTCTTCGTTTGGGTTATTCGATCAAGTTCCTCTTTGAAGTCTTGAACAGTTCTAGATAGACGTTTGATCTCGCCATTTTTCCTCCGTTCCATCTCCCTCATTTTTATGGCATAATCTTTATCGATTCGTTCGAGAACACGCTTGTCTTCTGAGAGAGTCTTTATCGCCAAATCATACGAAGCTTCTTTGTTGCGTCTTTCGTTAAGCGCCAGTTCAAGATTCGAAAGTATTTGCGAACACTGCTCGTTGAACTGATCGTCTGTGGCGATGTCGGAATCAAGCTCAAAATCACCAAGTACTCCCCTCACGTTCTCAAGCCAGTCGTCAAAATATTCACTGAAAGGGAAAATGGCGAATGCCTGATTTCCTAGGCCACGCAGTTTGTCCAGAGTTCTCTTCACGACCTCTTCAGAGGGTATGATATTACTCTTTTTAAGCTGGTATCCGCCACTAAATCGATGTTTTGGCCTAGGAGTGTTTGCCTTTTTCCGTCTATGTATTTTATTTGGGTGGCTAACGTCCCGAGATTGATTATCCTGCTGGCTGTACTCCATGGATAAGCCTTCTGTATCTATAGTATTTAAAGAATGGTACGTGTCGCCGAGTACTGTTCCCTTCATGTGCTAAAAACAAACGGGTTCTAAAATTGTGCCATCAACTTACAAGAAACCTTGGGTTCCTTATAAAAGGCGCCTACATTGCAAGAATAGTTGTGTTAGGCTCAGCACTCAAGATCCCAATCATTATTGGGTTCAGAGGGGCCAGAGTCTTCATCGCCCAACATTAGTCAATGCTTAAGGGCACAGATAAAAATCTATCCACAGGTTCGTGGAGATATCTCCACGTCTCCCGCACTTCCCTCTTTTTTTGGAGCCAGATCTTCTCTAATGAGAGGAGGATGCTTCATAGTGCTCTATGTTTGTAAGAATCCTTGTTGCCGCAGAGTCTTCAATGGTGCCAAGAAGGAAAAGTGTCCAGTGTGTGGAACTCCCAAAGACGAGGCGTGGAGCAGAGGAAGTCGGATCCTGAATAACGTTAAGGCGAGAGCGCAGAATCGGCAAGTGACGTGCGTGTTCGGGTGATTTTTTCTGGCTGGAGCTCAGTCTACTCTTGCGCAGCCTAAGAATTTGATTTGTAATTTTCGAGCTCCTTCAATCGAGGAGTATTTGGAGCATAAGGCCTTCGTTAAGGAAGTTAGGGAGGACGGTTTGGACGCTTGTCGCGTGCTCTTGGGTTTTGAGCGTGCTTACCGTAAGGCGAGGAGAAGTGTGAAGGGCGTGGTCCAGCTGGAGTCGCCTCAGCAAGTGATTAACCTTCGCCAGAATAACGTTTTTCAATATCAGGTGCAGAAGCCGAAGCGTGAGCCTTACAGTTTAGATTGTGTCAAGTCGGAGTTTCGGAGAACATTCAGTAGTATATTGTTCGAGGCGTACGTCCTCAACAAGGCGAGAGAGATAAATCGTGAATTTAGTTTCCGCGACTTTTTGGAGCTCAAGCATGACGCTTTTCGCCGAATCGTGCTCAGATTGAAACGGAAAGGCAGAGTAATCGCGCATCCAGAGCGAACCATCCCACGATTCTACATTTTGGCCGAAAGACTAGAACTAGAGAGGAAGTGAATCGGAACACTTGTGTAAAACAAATGTTTACGGGAAGAGGCGTCCAACGCGCCCATACTTGCATAATTGCGTGTTAAATCGTCCTTTTTCGCTGGTCGGAAGAGCATGGAAAAAGTCCATTGTTTTCAGAGGTCGATGCATTGAGGGGTGAATGGTCAGGGGCTGGTGATGCACATTTGCCGTGTCTTGTTGTTGAGGTTGTTGGAGGTTTTCGAAGATAATGACGGTTGCTTCCCAGAATGATGTTGAAAACGAGGTTAAAAGGAGCTCTAAGAGACGTACTCCGGAGCAGAAATTTGGCGTAAATCGTTGGCATCATATCGAGCAGCATCGCACTTTGATTGAGCTTCGCGAGGCTAAGGCGCTGTTGCAGCAGATCTTTCTGGGTCTGAGCTATTTGATGCAGTATGGCAGTCAGTTCTTGGAAGACTTAGTGACCAAGGATGATGATGGCCAAAAGGACGATTTGGACTTGGCCATCTTGGACGTGTTGCGTCAAGCTCCTGCTTCAGGTATTCTGCCCAAAGACATCTACGCCAAGGTATGTCGCCATGGGTTGGCGTATCATCATATCACGCGGCGCATTAAGCGCATGAATAGGCGACTGCGGCTGAAGACTAGCCAGAATGCGGCTGTGAAGGTTGGTAACCGCTGGAGCCTTTCGCCTTTTATGCGACAGAACTGGGGTGCAAAATTGGAAGAACTTGACGAAGAAATCAAAACAGAGGAGGGAGAGTTATGACAGAGCTGGAGTTGCGCATCACTTGGGAAAAAGGAGAGGATGGCAAAACAGAGTTTCTCGTTTCAGCTAACGACGGTGCTACGCCGTTTTTCTCTAGTTCTCAAGTGGAGGAAACCGTGGAGTATTTGTCGCACAGAATTAGATGGTTGTTGCATAGAATTACTAATGAGAGATCCGGAGATGGCAACAGCTTTGTCGTCTCGGCTAGACAGATGGCAACGTTACAGGTTGATGGCATCAAGGAAGCAAACCCGGAAGAGTGGCAAAGCTTCATCAGAGCATTAATTCACATCGGCGGCTACAGCGGTCATTACGGTTTAGGGATCACGATTCCAATTCCAGTAAGGGCTGCCATGAGACTAAAGCACGGCGAGAAACTGCTCATAGCAATCAAAAGACCTTCAAAACAGGAAATCACAGAGTATATCAAGCTAATTTGAGAGAATAAGGCATCCAAAGTGTTCCAGCGAGATTGAGATTCAATGAGATAGGATTAGCTTGCGCTGTAACCCGAGTTAAATATTTATTGCAGTTGTAAAGAAGTAATTGAAAATGACTAATATTGGTTGGACTGTCTCAACTACTTGAGGTTTACGAACAAATCTTTCGGGATACTGCTTCTTGGCTCAGAAACATAAATAATATGCTTCAAAGAGGTTTGAGTGGCAATTTGCCCTCAATCATTCCGAACCTGGGAATAGCTCTTTTGAGCATTCTCATTCCTCTGGCAATTGTTATCTTGACGGATTTTTATCAGAAGAAAGGAAAAGAAGACAAAAGCTTTTCAGAACTGGATTTACGTGTGATTTTGGATACGGTTTTTCAAGTTAAAAGAATAGTGATTTATAGCATTCTAATATTCTTGCCTTATGCTTTTTGGGATATCTCTTATGGATTTACTCGGCTGCTTGAAGCTGTTCTATCACTGATTGGAGTTACATTCATGGTGAAGATCATCTTGAATGTCTATAATTGGACTAAAGGCAATGTCTCCACCTATAGGGTCTCTTATCTGAAGGCTTTAGAAGATCCGACAGGCTTGGGTATAGCTTGGCGGTCTGTATGGCGAAGCAGCGAAATTGGTTATAGAAATGAATTAGACCTTTTTGATATATTCTCGTCGAAAATTGATGAAAGAGTAAAGCCTCATGACAAATGACCTTGAGACCACAAAGACCCTTCTAAACGATTTCTTAGTTTTAATGGATAATCGGACTACATTTTTCTTAGTTAGCAATGAAAAGGTGCTTCCCAAATTCTTGGAGTGGAATCTTGTAATATGGAAGAACACGCTACAAAGCTCTCTTAGAAAATCAGGCGACCTAGTAAATTGGTTTGAGCTTTCGAAAACTTCTGAATCAACAATTCTAAAGATCGGAGAACGTGCGATAAAGGAAGGTCAATACCTATTTACACTATTCTTTCTGAAGAATTTTCAAAAGCACGTGGAAGCCCATAAAGAAGAAAGTATTCAGATCGAAAAAGAAAGGCGATACTACGTGGAGTATATGTTCGACTTTCTGTTCAAATTGCTAGCTGAATTCGTAGAGGTAGATAACCTTAATGAGAAAGAATTTATGTGGAGCAATTTTCCTGCTGAATGGAAAATTACAAAAGACAATCTTGAGGACAAAAGAAACCTTTTTGCCAGAATTTCGCTATACAAATTTCTTGATTGGGCAAGCACTCGGATTCAAATGGGCAGGGATTTTGACCCAGAACTAAATGATTTGTCTGTCAACCTATTTCCAGACGTGGATCCGAGGGTATGGGCGGTAATCCTTATCTTTTGCACTCTAGCTTTTGACCCAAACAATAGGGTAAGGTCAGTTATTGAACAGCCTTGGAGTTTTGGCTACGACTTCGGCGCAGCGGTTTACTCTTTTTCAGGCGAAGAGCCTACGGAGCGACAGCTTGAGACAGTGAGGCTACAGAAAGAAGCAGTGAGAAAAGTTAAAACTCAAAAAGCGTACGAATTGGCTATCCTATTATTCCCGAGTGTTTTTGAAAGGGAACTTTTGACCAAATATATAGAGGAAGCATCTCATTTGAAATTTGAGGAAGACCATGCAAGAGATCATAAGAGAATAGCAATGTTAAAGATTTTCAACGAGATGTTAGAGAATCAACCAGCTCCAAATCCTAACGTCGGTTGAAATACTGGGCAGAGATGCAGATGGCAAAGCAGCGGTATTATCTTCTTTCTTTTTATGAACTATCTCATTAACCTCCGCGGCGCACGCTAGGTGGAGGCGAAGGTTAAAACTGATTTTGCGGGCAAGCGCCGATGGGGTCTTCCTTGACTGATGGACTCAGTTTCTTCTCCAGCTTGGTCAGTTGTTTCTGTTGACCTAGCATTATAGACATGATCATCGCCTCAAAAACAAGCGGCCTACAAGCGTTACTGGCTGCCACACAGTTATTTCGTGCAGCATCCATCAACCGCTCAAAAGCCTCTTGATCCTGAGAATTCAGAGCTTCCCGGAACCCACGCCAACTAGATATCTCATACTCCAACGCCACACGATACGACGGAACAGTCTTACCCAAACCAGAAGCCTCATGACATAGCTCTCTTGGTGAAAGTTTATGAAGATTGAGACGAATCGAACACGCTAAGATTACAGAGCCGAATGAAACTGATGCAAAACGGGCCTACAAGATTCACTGACAGTCTCTGCAAAGCGTAATTATAACAAATCTTATACAATCGCAAAATAACTCTCTTTTGTGTCTCAGACAAGATTCAGCTTTCAAAAACCCTCACCGGTAAAGAGAGAAAAGCTAGACCAGAAACTTTCCGAGATTTATGACAAAGTAGCGAGTAGGTTCAAGAAATTCCCGAAATTCCAAGAGCTATTGACCAATCCAAAGTCAAGCTATTCCTCAGCAGATTTGAAGGATGAACAGGAACCAGAACCCTTTATCAAACAGCATCTTGTTGAGCCACTCTTTGAAATCTTGGGTTATGAAATTGTTCCTGAAACTGTCCTTCCTGTTCCAAGTGGCAGAAAGAAACCAGACTATACGATCAGACCCATGAATCGAAATGAACCTATCTTCTATGTTGAAGCAGAACCAATCAATAAGGACCTCTATGCTGATGGAAGTGGTCTTTCACAAGTAAGAAGCTGGCTCCTATCCAGAGGCTCAAAGACTGATTATGGAATTGCCACCGATGGCTTTCAATGGATACTTTTGAAATTTGACACTTCTTCCTTGAAAAGCAAGGAATTCTTCAAAGTTGACCTGAGACCAATATTCCTCAAGATACTAAACCCTGGCAGTTTTGTGGAAAGGACATTGGTAGAGAAGACAGAGGAAGACTTCCTTCAGCTTGACAAAGATTCCGTCTCAACATTTTTGACCAGTTATCTTGAGCGAATTGAGGAAGAAAAAGAGGAGATTACAAAGAAATTCTATGGCGATTATGTCAAGCTTGTTTTTGGATATGATGAAAAGGGAAACATTGTTAAGGGCACATACTTGCTCAGCAACATTATAACTCCCACTGAGCAAGTCAGCACTGAAGCAAATCTATTTTCCGTTGTGCTTATGAACAGACTGATTTTCATCAAATTTCTTGAAGAGAAGGAAATAGTTCCAAAGGATTTGCTTAAGAAGCTACTTGGAAGATACAAAGACTCCCCTACACCTGGAACTTTCTACGAGACATATTTGAAACCTCTGTTTTATGAGGTCTTCAACAAGAGCAAGAATAACAGAATCTCGAGTGTGAGAACCAACCCCCTTTACAGTCAAATACCTTATCTTAATGGTGGCTTGTTCAGAGAAGTCATCAAGAATGAAAAGAACTACAATCTGAAGGATGAGGGCATACAACTGGTTCTAGAGAATCTATTGGAAAAGAAAACGTATAGCTATGGTATGGAAGCTGGAATCAACCCAGACATCCTTGGTTATATTTTTGAGAGAACGATCAACTTCATCTCTGGAACTGGAACAAACCAACAGAAGATGGAAGGAGCATACTACACTCCAGATGACGTGGTTGAGTTTATTGTAGAGAAAGCCTTGACTCCGGTCATCTTAGGAAAGATGATCGAAGGGTTAAAAGAATCCGATTGGTCTGAAAAAGACCTCAAAGGGTATGATTCAATCGAAGATATATTGATTCCAAAGAACATGCCAAGAAACCCAGCTCATGTTCACAGAATGATTGATTCACTAGATTCTATGAGAGTATTAGATCCTGCCTGCGGTTCTGGGCACTTCCTCACGGCTATGCTATCTTTAATACTCAGAGTCAAAGAGAGCTTGATGAATGCAATAGGAGAAAAAGTTGATAGATACAAGCTAAAGAGAGGTATCATATCTCATAATCTGTTTGGGATTGATATCGACCATAATGCTGTTGAGATAGCAAGGTTGAGGCTGTGGCTCTCATTAATAGAGGAGGTTGTTGATCCAGAGCATATAGAAACGTTGCCCAACATAGACTTCAACATTATTGCTGGCAACTCGCTTGTTGGTTGGATGGATGAGAAACTAAACACACATCCTTTCACTAACTTGCTGGATGATTTGTACATAAAGGAAACTCTAGACAATCTGCGCATATCGTACAAAGAAAGGGTTGACAAAATTAGAGACCTTATGCAGAAGATGAGAATAGAGGACACAATCAAGGCATATGAAGCATTAGTTGAAATATACTCTCAAGAATCTGGAGAGAATGCTATCAGACTCAGAGAGACACTTGAGAACATAAGGCAAAAGCTCTACGAAGTGATTAACAGCTCCTATCTTGCTTTGCTGAAAGGGAAGGTGCCTGACAATGATTTTGGTGAATTGAATAAGCACTTGACAGAAAGAACTCCTTTCCATTGGAGAGTCGACTTTGCTAATGTCTTCTTTGATGGGGGCTTTGATGTGATTACTGGAAACCCGCCATACGTAGAAGATAGAAACAACAACGCATTGGACCTCAAAATCATTCAAGCCATGAAGACTCCAGAGCAGAAGCCTCGACAGCATTGGAAGGAAGAGAAGCCAGGAGAGCCATTTTTCTATATCTCCAAAGACTGTGGGAACACACATGCCTACTTCATTGAAAGGTCAATCAAACTGCTGAAGAATCGAGGCAGATTTGGTTTCATAGTTCCAATTGCCCTTGTATCGACTGAGAGGATGGACTGCATCAGGGAGTTTATTCACGTCAATTCATCAGAAGTAGAATACTACAATTTTGATGATAGACCTGGAAAGATATTTGGTGGTATTGAGCACTGCAGGGAAACAATAGTTCTCACCGAGAAAGGAAAGGGACAGGGTTTTGTGCTCACAAGCAAGTATCACAGATGGTACAGTGAAGATAGGTCAAAGCTTCTGAAGAATCTGAAAACTCATAAATGGAGAATCGTTAATCCAACAGATATCATACCAAAAATAGGGACAAAGATAGAGGAGGACATCCTTCAGAAGCTGAAGCAGAAATCTAGTGGAAAGAGTGTCCAAAACTACTTGAAAGACTCCGGAACAAGGATATGGTATCACAATGCGCCACAATACTGGACACATGCCCATACAGAGGAATACCTTCCAAAAGTTGAGTATTTTGCCAAGATCAGGGAGAACAAGGTGACTGGAGAGAAACTACCCTACGAGTTGAAGGAAACAAAAGTATCCTCTCACTACAAACCAATTACTGTTGAGAAAGACGATGCTTACATTTTCAATGGTTTGTTGAATAGTTCTCTGTTCTATTGGTGGTTTGTGGTTTGGTCTGATGGAAGAGACCTTTTGGCAGATCACATTAAGAGCTTCCCAATTGACGTTGAAGCTTTTAGTCAAGCTGCAAAAGACAAATCGAGGAAGCTTGTTGAAGAACTGATGAATAGCTACGATAAGAGCTCTAATGTGAAAATCAATGTGAGAATGGGCGGCTATGCAATCAAGATAAAGGAGATAATTCCCTCAAAATCAAAGGCCATAATTGATGAAATTGATGGTATTTTTGCTGAGCAATTTGGCTTTACTCAGAAGGAAAGAGAGTTCATTATGAAATTTGACATAGAGTTCAGAACAGAGAATAAAGACTCGACATTGTGAAATGACGATTCTAACGTTTGTTAACTAACTGTCTTTTCAATTGTGAGCTCCCTTTGACGCATCGTCAATTCATGAGGTCTTAGGTCACCGATAACCAAATATTTGAACTAATCAAAGTGGTTGTTTGAGGTCGAACCTTGGTCAGGAAAAGAGGAGTCAGGAAGAAGATTCTTAGTGAAAAACGAAGGGATGAGGAGTCGCTCTACTACATTCTTGAGAGAGATCTTGATAGAGAGGCGATCTTTCAATGCCATGACGGCTGGTATTCCCAGGTTTCCTTTGGCAAAGGAAAAAAGATTGACTATATCGTGAAATACAGAGACAAGGTTTATGGCATCGAGGTTAAGAAAGATTTCCCGAGCTTCAGGCATTTTGAACAAGCAGAGAAATACCTGAGCGCTTTGAACGGCGTGTTCCTTGCATACCCTTCTGACTGGGTTGGTCAAGCGGTTTACATTAGCGAGATGAAAGAAGAGGAGTATCCAGACGTTGGTCTGATTTCGTTGACTCTTTACCGTTCGCACGTAATTAGAAGAGCCAAGCAACGTGAACGACAAAGCGATCAAATTTGGAAAGACATGCTTCTTGATGATAAAGACTATCTAAGTCTACCGCCAGAGAAATGGACCGTAGAGCAGATAGATCGTCTTCCAGAGACGGTGTTGAGAGATGGCTGCTTCTGGGTCTCCTCAGATCGATCTTACCATGAACAGGAAAAAGATGAATTATCACCGTTACCCCTTCGCGGGTCTGATTGGAGGGGACTAGGACTCCTGTATGGAGCATCTCTTGCCACAAGTGTCAACAGATATTTCTCCACGAATAATCTCTGGGAAGACTACTGCAAGGATCTTGGATGGAAAGGGTTCAATCTCGGGAACCTTGAAATGAGCGGTCTAGCTTTCATGCGGAGCTATGGCGGGCTTCTTTGGATGTGGTCCCTGAGCGGATCTTCCATATATTTCATAGATAAAGTGCGCAGAGCATTGCGTAAGCACTTGGGAAAAACGGAATACGAGAGATTGAACCAGAAAGTAGACGAATGGAGGGCAAGGCATAACGAGAAACAAGATATCTCCGAAACAGAATTTGCGCAACTCTAGCCAAGATGGTGGTGGAAAGTGCGCCTGAGATTGGGGTCTTTGAGGGAAAAACCTGGTCATATTGTGAGAATGTCACAGCTTTAGCTGTGGACTTTTTCTGTTATGAGGCTTATGCTTCTGGCGTATTCCATGAAAGCCATGCGTAGGACTTCGCTTTCGCTTTGACCTAGTTTGTCGGCTATTCTTGTGAGCATTTCTTGCTGCTGTTTGCTGAGAAATACTTTGTGACTTCTTTTCTGCACTGCTGCGGCCCTCTGACGGCCCCTTCTGCGGTCCTCTCTAGGGTACCGTTCATCATTTATGTTGATTCCGCCTATTAATCGTAGCGTCCGTCGTTTCGTGTCTTTGCCGCGCGCTCTACCCAAAAAGAGACCACGTGGCCGTGAGGGGTTCCCTTTTATGTCTAAACATAAGCGAACAGAAGAGGCAATCAAGAAACGTTTGGCAAAAAGAATTCTGCGCAGCATAGCGCTAGAAAGGGGCTTTCACGATGTCGAGCGTTGCGAGACCGTTTGTCTCTTGACGCGTGTTGAGCTCATCGGCTTAGCCGGACCAATAGTGCAAGTTTGCGATGTTCCAGACGTTGAACGTGGCGAGGTTCTCGTCGACAGCCGCGGTCAGGGAAGTTTTCAGCGTTGACTTGGAAAATGGTAGGTGGGAGGGGGAGGTGTCTAATGACGTGAAGGTCAAGGCAATAGATCAGGCCTCCCTATACCTGGTTAAAATTCGCAAGATTACGTTTGTTGACACTCAGGCGATTCGTACTAAACTGCTCCGGCAGCTTGAGGGCCTGTTTGATTTGGCTATCGCGATATCGAAAGGCAAAGTGAGACACCTCAGCGACGAGGATGGGAATGAGTATAAGATCACGCTTAAAGTGCGCGAGAAGTGGGCGCGTATCGCAGCTTACACGGGTCAGGTGATGGGCGGCTTAGCCCTGGGCTATGATGAGAAGCAACTTCAGACCGACTTGAAAAAGCTGGAGCAGATGGTGAATGAAGTCCGACGTCACAGAAAAGCAACTGAAGAAAACAATCCAGCAAATGTACCAGGAAGAGTTTGAACAATCGCAATCGGGCAAGGCTAGAATTCCCGAAAAAATTCTCCCATTCCTGAAAGACCTCTTTAACTTTACGCCCAAAGACTATCAAACTAAGCTTCTCGAAGAAGACGCTAAGCGCATCGTTGTGCGTTGGAGCCGCCAGGCTGGCAAGACAACCTGCATAGCGTTAAGGGCCATCAGATTCGCGCTGACGCATGACAAGACGCTTACATTAATCGTGGCGCCCTCGCTCAGGCAGAGCATGATCATGAGCGATCGCATCGGCGACTTTCTGGGCGGCCTGCCTGAAAAGTACAAGTACATCGTCACGAAGCTGCAGAGAACCACGGTGCGTTTCTGGAATGGCAGCCGGATCGTGGCGTTGCCCAACAGTCCACAACTTCTCAGGGGCTACACGGCAAATCAGGTCATAGCGGATGAGGCCAATTTCTTCAAAGAAGATCAACTCGTCTTCTACAACGTGCTCTACCCCATGCTGAGCACAACCGACGGCACTCTCATCGCGTCCAGCACGCCCTGGAACAAGGACAGCGTCTTCTACCAGATGTGCCAGAACAGCGAGTTCAAGCAGCACGTCTGCACCTGCGAACAAGTCGTCGAAAGCGGCCTCGTCAAGCAGAGCTTCATGGACGAAATGCGGGCTCAGCTTCCGTTCGAAAGGTTTCAGCGCGAGTTCATGGCCGAATTCGTCGAAGACGTCGACGCCTGGCTCACCCAGAGCCTCATCGTCAATTGCATCGACAGCCGCCTGCAGCCTTACGATTTTCAGGACCAGCCTAAAGGCGAATTCTACGTGGGAGTAGATTTCGGCAAAGAAATGGACTTCAGCGTCGTACTGGCTGCCCAAAAGATCGGCGACATGCTACAAGTCGTGCATGTTCATCGTTTTCCGCTGAAAACCGAGTATGCCAGCGTCATAGGCTACGTCAAAAGCCTCCTAGACCGGTGGCACGAAATCAGGGCTGTTTATGCGGATATCACTGGCGTAGGCAATTATATCGTTGAAGACATGTTCCGCAGCGGCATCCAGAACGTGAACGGCATCACTTTCACCGTGCAGTCGAAGGAAGAGATGGCAACGATCATGCGGGAAAAGATGCGGAACGGCGAAGTCAAGCTGTTCTACATTCCAGCCACTAAACGCGAAGACGTTGACCTGACCGCTGAGCTTAACGTTGAAAAGTACGAGCTCATGAAAACAGGTCACCTGCGGTTTAGCCATCCTGAAGGCGGGCACGACGATGTTTTCTGGAGCATGGCACTAGCAGTGTACGCCGCTGTAAAAGCACCACTACCAGGAGCAGGCGCCGTAATGCTACCTCACTGAATAAATGCTAAGAGCTGCGGTTCAGAGTCCTCTCATTAAAAACAGGCTTTTTCTGTGTGAGCAAATGTTATTAGAAGATTGAAAGATATAATTGCCGACGAACCTTAGGTCGGAAATACTATGGAAGACAGGCGTATTCTAGTTCTTGACTGTACGCCCAAAAAAGAGCCAAGAGAGGGGCAGTTGCTCAAGAGTTTCTTCGCGATATGTAAAGTGTTCAAGCCAAGGCAAGCAGCATCCCTGTACTATCCTGTGACTTCCAAGACGAAATTTCTTAAGAAGCTTGGAACGAAGAAACGATATGACATAATCCATATTTCCGCTCACGGATCCTCAACGGGAATAGGATGCGGGAAAGCCTGGGAAGTGAGCCCAGACGAAATCAAGAGCGTTCATTCTGCTAGAACCAAACTGGTTCATGTAAGTGCATGTCAGTCTTCGTACAAGGAAATGGCAGACGCTTTCAATTCTGAATTCTTCTTGGCGCCAAGAACGGATATAGAATGGATTGATGCAGCAATGTTCTCGATGATGTTTTACAAGCGCTACATCGTGGACGGCATTAGCATGAGGAACGCGTTCGAATATGCCAGGACACGAACTCAGACAGCAAGTGTCTACCCGAACCTATGGGAAGAATAAGGCAGACAGATTGTCTCGGTATAGGTAAGTCGACATCAGCGCAATGACTCGACCTAGTTCAACCTGAATTCAGTGTTGATATAGAAGTCATCTCCTTTTGCCTCTTAATTCTAGAGAGTTGATAACTTTTGACTTATGAGCAGAGGTTTCACATTCGCAGAAAGAAGAAGAAACCCGTGAAACAGAAGTGAAACACTTTTGGAAGAAGAGCTTCTTGTAGCGAGTAGTAAAGGCGAAGTCAAAGCCCTAGGCATGAAAGTCAGCTGCGCACCTACGGATTTGCACATCTACGTTAACGGCGTGGACATAACGAAGAACGTGGTCCTTGAGGAAGTTCGAGTTGTCATCACTCGAGACCAGCAAACTACAGCGATTGCGGTAACGTCTCAGAAGTGATAGCCAGTGCCTTGGACAAGCCAACGAGACAAGCCTGGCCTAGTGGCGCAGCGGCAGTATCCTGAGGCGATAGCTGAGAAACAGATTGCGGAAGAGATCCCGCTTAGCTGGCGTAGTGATAGTCTCTTATGGGGCTACGTGACCAAATATTACCTTAAGGGTTCGGGCGCCGGCTTCGTGGTTCCGCCCTATGCTGCTTACTGGGAGCGGATTTGGGGAGCCACCCCGGTCGAGGATTTACCCCGCTACAAAGAATTGTACGCCTTCACTCCGTACATTAAAGCGTGCATTGACGTCACAGTGAACCTTGCCATCAGCAACGGGTTTGAGCTTGAGGGCGGAGATGACGCCGTTAGAGAATGGCTTCTAGACTGGTGCGACGGACATAACATTTTGCAAACTCTTCGGATAATCGCGACGGATATGCTTGTTTTTGGGGGCGGCATGTTTGAGATCTGCCGGGAAGACGGCCAAGCGCCTGAGGAGTGGTGGCTTAAGCCGTTGGATCCCGTTAACATGCGCGTTCGTCGTGACGCTTATGGTCAAGTCATTGGTTATGTGCAGCTGCTTACTATGCCGCCAGTCGTGTTTACTCCGCAGAATATCGTTCACGTACGGTGGGGCGCTAAGAGTTGGTGGTACGAATTCAACTATGGCATCTCGCTTCTTCGACCATTGCTGAAGATTCAAGCCCTGATAGATCAATTCGAAAATGACATGGCTACCATCATTCATTGCTACACGAAGCCCATGCTCTGGATCCAAGCGGGGCGTCCGGACCAGCCTTTCGGGGACACGCAGCTCAATCAGCTTATGCAGGCGTTCAGCCAACGCGGCGTAGCAACGGACGTGTTCACGCGGGGCGACGTCAACGTAAAACCGCTCACGTCGCTCACGAGGGATATCAAAGTCGATTATTGGCTCAGTTATCTCTATCAGCAACGTAGCGCCGTGCTGGGCGTTCCAAAAATCTTCCTAGCCGAAGATCTTGGCGGCACGAACCGCGCAACAGCTGATATTGTAATGCAGGAGTACTGCGCTCGGCTACGTATGCTCCAGACTCTAATCGGTGAGAATATCGAGACAGACCTGTTCGCGCAGCTCGTTGAGACCAAGTTTGGCAAAGGTGTCGAAGTTCCGCATATCGCATGGAAGCCAGTGTGGGAGCCCACGCTAGATTTGAAAGCAAAATACATCGGCGAATTGGTCCAGCTTGGTATCATCTTACCTAGTGAAGCAAAGCCGCCGTTGGGCTATTCGGAACAGCCATCAGAAGAGGCGATTCAAGCTGCGAAGTTGCTTCCTCCGCCTAGAGGTCCTGTGAAGGGTCTGATGGCTCCATCGAGTGAAGAAACGGAAGGTATTCCAGCGGGAGACTAGTTTTTGAGCATGCCCTGCAAAACTCTGTGTCGTCACAAGCTGCGCAGGTTTCACTTCACCTGCCTGTACTGCCGTATCAGGCGTTTCTTTTACGGGAAGATGGATAAGAAAAAGTACCATTACAACCGGTATCTTGGCGTTGTGATGCCGCAGCCAGACAAACGGAGCACTTACGTTTTGATTATCGACGAGAACAGGCATCTTAGGGCGCTTAAGGCGGCTATTCTGAAACGATGGTTAACGATCGCAGAGTGGTTGGCGAATTAGCGCATGCGTGGAATCGAAGAGACTTCCAACACCTTCAGATACCGAGTAAAGGACCCGTCCGTCTTTGACAAGTTCCGTGTCAAGGAGATCGGCAGCGGCGAAGTCAAGGTCACGGTAGGTCGGGTGAAAGGCACAAACCGCTGGGAAGTCCAGAACTACATTTTCGACAAGACGAGGTTCGAAAAGCCCGAGCAGGTTCGCAGCTGGCTTGACAAACACCTCAAAGGCCAGATCCAGACATTGCTCGATTTCAAAGCTTGGAACGAGTACCGCCGCAGAGCTATAAATGCCTTCGTACAGATCTCGAACGTTGAGTAGAATCTAACGATTCTTACGTTGGAAAATTATTAGGCCGAATCTTCAGATTGGGTGGCACGCTTGTTAATCTACGTCCTTCGTTTGAATGGGTTGAGGCTGAATCTGGATTTTTTCGCCTGAGCTTCCGCTTCGTATTCTGCTTTTATTGCTTCTACCCTTTTCACTATTGACTTTACCCTTTCGGTCTCTCTTTCAACTTGCTCCTTTAACTCTGGGTGTTTCTCAAAATCTTCTTGCACCAATCTATCTAGTGTGTGTGCAAATGGTTTTTTTAGCCGCGGGTTTGGCGCGGGGTCGTCTCCATATAACCAAAGAAACTCACGTTTGTTAAGTTTCTCATAGGCGCGTGCGCAGGCTTCAGCGGTTGAGGGACTTTCGTTGCTCTTGTCAAAAACTACTTCAAAATTGGATACATAATATAAGCGATTTAACTCAGAGATCCTCTGTCGGCTTATACCTTTTAAACGACCGCTGGTAGCATCATAGCCAAAATCCTTTGCTGACTTGAGTTCTTTCGATAAGGCCTTCGGTAAAGCGCCGCGTGCCCATAGCTCCACTCTTCTTTCTGGTGTTAATTCTCTGAGGACCTGTTCGAGTTTCTGTTCGTTTTCCAATTCTTTTTGAAGTTTGCCCGTCTGACCATCGATAACTTGAGCAGCCTCTTCCTGGTTTGTTAACTTTCCTGCTCTGCTTGAGGGATCGTTTTGCGTCTTGCACCTCGGACAAACCCACGTGACATTGCTGTCTGAAACTCTCAACTCATAACTGCATGATGTACATTTCACGACGACCATACGTGGTTCTAGGCTTTCTATGGACTGGAACTTGGCTATGATTTGCTGACATGGGTTGAACATGTATGTGCTTGGATTCATTGTCACATCGATCAGCTTGTAACCATACTCTTTTGCCGCTATTTCCATGTAACTCTGAGCTAGGCCGGTCATCGTACCAAAGGCCTTCTGCGTCACGATAACAATTTTCTCGTTGTTGGCTCTAGCTTCCTTGAACGTTTGACGATGATTTGACCCTTCCATCTTGTTCCCACTTTTTGGTCGTTAAGAGATGTCCCCCAAGGTAACTATCGACCGCGGATTAAAAAATGTATTGAACTAAAGTAGTGTTGCAAACCTTTGCACTGTTATCCCGAGTACTGAAATCTACTAGATAGCTGGCAGAAAAAACACGTGTACAGGCTCAGTGAAGAAGCCTGTGTGATGAAGTAAATCAAGTGATCTGAGGAATGCAGCTCCGATATTTTGTGCCTTTCAAAGCGCAGCAGAGCGTTGACGCACAGTATGCGCTGAAGGAGAAGCTTTTGAATATTGAAGGCGAGGTTATTGATGACTCTGTTAACCTGAATAAATGGCAGGTTCCGGCTGAGGATCTTGACTTCTTTGTGTCGTCCCTCATAGGTGCGCAACTTCGAATCGATCATGCAGAGAGCGCTATGGCAGTCATTGGCAAGGTCCCAGAAGGCAAGAGGGAGGGCAATACTGTACGTTTTCGTGCTGAGATTGGTGATGAAGCGATAATCGAGAAGGTCCTGCGCGGCTATTTATCCCATGTCAGCGTTCAGGTTGACAGTGACAATATCGAGTGCTCGCGTTGTAAGCGCCCAACACGCAAAGAGGGAGTTTTGATCCATCTCTGTCCAAATGCTTGGGAGATCGTTCATAGACCCAAAGTTCGCGAGCTCAGCATCGTGGCCAGCCCAGCGTACAAGAACACTACTTTTGCTCCATTAGGCTTCGCCGCTGCCATGAATGAGGATCAGTGGAGCGCAGTTTCACAGTTACTTAACGGTAACAAGGATGTGGGATCTAGACGGGAGTCGCAAGATCCTGAAAATAAACTAGAAGGCAAACAAATGGAGGTGAAGCGCTTGTCTGGACAAAATGCTCAGCAAGAGGCTTCTCCGCACAAAACACAAGTTGTTCCTCTTGGCCAAGGCGAATCAGCGCCCACACAAGTAACATACCAAGACCTGATGAATCAAGTGACATCACTGCAGAAACAGATGGGTGCCAGCGACGCCTCAGATAGTGAGATCGACACTTTGAACAAGAAGGTCGCCGAACTCGAAGGCGAACTAGCCAAACGAGCAAAGAAGTCAGAGTTGAGCAGGCGTGTCGCGGAACTTGGCAGGAAACTCTCATCTGAAGCAGAAGAAGGCGAAGAAGACGGAGACGGAGATGGGAACGGTGGGCCTAAACCAAATGGTCCTATAGACGTTGTTTCTGAAGAAGGGAAGAGAGCGAAGAAAGCGACAGGTAAAGGCGTGGTCGCTATCGAAGAAGTTGACAAGAGCGGACTGAAGGGACCAGAGTATGACTGGTTCAGCAAGGACCTGTTGAAGGCTGCTAGTCAACTGCCAGGCTTCAAGTAAGGCGATTCAAGATGTCTCAAACTTTTTCAACGGGTCCATTTCCACAGTTTGACGCTAGTGGCGCTACGGGCGCTCTCATAGCAGACCGATTCATTAACTCTTTCATCGCGGGCGAAGTCTTGGATCAGACGGTGGGCGGTCCTGGATTGGCTGTTTACTTGTCTGCGGCTTTTACCGTGAAAAGAACGAACGCTGCGAACATGACGACTTTTATCGGCATAACGATGACGAAGCAGTCAAACGTTGGAGGCAAAGTAACAGTGCTCTGCAGAGGCATGACGAGGGCGAAAGCCTTCGGCTCAATCTCAGTAGGGGATCAGTTGACGACGGGTCCACCTTCGCAGCCAGGTTCAGTGCAGACAGACAACACGAGCAAAAACTCAACGATAGTCGGCATGGCTTTGCAGGCGATCAGCAGCGGCGCCACGGGCATCATCATTTTGTGGTAGGGTGACAAACAGTGAGCTTCTATCGAGATGCTCTAACGTGGGTTGACACGGCCGGAATTGGCTATCCAGCTTTGCATCAGAAGCTGGTTGAGCTCACTATGCCGGCGTTGGTCGTCAAACAGTTACTACCCGAAGTGCCACTCGTCGCGGGCAAATCATTCACCATAGCGAAGCAGAAAGGCAGCCGCAGCGTCGGAATTAGCGAAATCACAGAAGGCGCCGAGATCCCGCTTGACTTTACGCCCTACTCGTACGTGAACGTTATTCCTTACAAGAAGGGTCTGCGCGAGAGGATCAGCCGAGAAAACATCGAAGACCTGTACATCCCCGTCATAGAAGACCAATTGCGACGTCTAGCGCGACGTATGGCTTACGCAATTGACCTGGACTGCATGACAGCGATCGCATCGGCTGCAGGATCCGCGGGCACTGCAACTGGTAAATCATTGTCAGCAACCGGTACAGAGTTCACGATAGCCGGAGGCTTGGGCACTAAAGACATACTGAGCGGCAAGGCTCTGATCGAAAGCTATAACGCCATACCAGACTCGATTATCCTAAACCCCATAAATGCGCGTGACATGTACTACTTGCCACAATTCAGCCTTTACGGGGAATATGGGGAAGCGATCGTGAAGGGCGGGTTCATCGGAACTGTCTACAACATGCGCGTCTACGTGACAACGGTGTGCTCGGCCGGGTCGGCGTACATTCTCAGCACAGGCCAAAACGTTTCGGCGGCTTATGCTCCCCTTGGCTTCTTTGTTATCAAACGACCTTTGATGACTGACATCCAGGTGCAGAAAGAGTTCGACAGCATAGACGTTATGCTTACCACGAGGTTCAGTCCCGTCGTGATGTGCGGTGAATTTGTGTGCAAGAAGATCGGGCTTAACACAAGCTAAACAAGCGGAATTCGTTTTTTCTCTCTTTTTCTCCCTTTCTTAGTCTCAGTTTCTTAAAATCAAACTATTAAATGGAAGGAATAGGTTTGAGTGTCGCGTTTGTAGCTTATTCGGATATTCAGAACGAGCTTAACGCTACGTTTGACGCTTCAACCAGCACATACACTGTTTTCGGCCTAGCGGTTGGTCAAGCGGCTTTTCAGGCGCACGTGGACTTCGCAAACCTTTATGTCAATTCAATTGTCGGGCAGAACCTGTTGACGACGGATCCAAGGTACAACTGGGCGAAGATGACGGCCATAAACTTGGCTTGTCTGCGTGTCCTGGTTGCTGCGTCTGGCGGGCTGATGCTTGGCGGCTTTGACTATCGCTTGGGCGATTTGTATGTTATGAAGGCGAATGTCAGCAAGCTTGCCTTCCAGACTGCGGTACAGCGTTATCAGACGGATTTGGTAAAGATATTGCTGAATTTCGCAACTCCGGTGATGACGGCGGATGCGCAAGCTGCCGGCGATGTGCCCACTTACCGAGGCGGGTTAATCTCGCCATGATGAAAGTTAAGCGTGAAGAAAGGGCTGAGAAGGCTGCAGTGTGCTATTGGGGTATTTACTGCGGCCACGCGATTTTCACTAATACGTTAGGCGTTTATCACTGTCCCTTTGGCGGCTGCTGCTTCAAACAAGTCGAGAGCGTGAAGAAATGATTGACGATAGAATTCTTGAACTTAAAAGTCAAATTTTCGAGTTTCTGGCAGAGTGTTTTAGTATGTGCAGGGCTTGTGAAACTCCTGTTCCTTTTCGGTGCGGAATATGCCGAGTTAACGCGGTGGTTGAAAGACTAGAACGTTTATATGACGAGTTAAAATCACTGCAACAAGAGTTGAAAAGCTGTGAGTGATAGCTTAGGCACTGTGCAGAGCGCGGTTTCTGCAGGGTCGGGTGTTCTTGATTTTAGTGTTCCTTGGAGACTTAAGGGAAAGACGTTGTATAATGGTAATTTTGTGGTCGCGAAGGTTGAGGGCCAGAAGCTTGTACTGTCAAGCATGGAGCTGCAGAATTACATAAACGCCGGCTACGATGCTGAAGTTCTCGGCTACATGCGAGAATAACAATTTCTGTTAAGTGAACGAATGGAACTTCATCAGCCTGTATAACAATTTTTGTTATTCAACATTATAGCGACGCATATTCATATGCGATAATTCTCTGTCAGTCAGGAATTCTACGACAACTTTGGTGCATCTGGGGCAGTGCACATGGTATCCGTAGGCATACCCTTTACCGCCACTGGCAAGGGCGTCTTTCTTGGGAAATCGATAGCCGCAACATTTGCATTGAAACGTGTCGTCTCTCGATCTTGCCATATTCCCCCTTCTTGCCGCTTCACCTAATAAGATTTGACAGCTTAGTCGCGCGCAGCGCGCTCGAGAATCCACGAACCCTGACAGCGAGACAGACGAGAGAGTTAAAGTGAAGTGAGAACATGGGAACCGTTCCACAAAGCTACTACGATTTCGTGATGCATTACGCGCCCTATTATTACGTTAAGACTACGGCTATGACGTCGAGTCCGCCGAGCGGCCAAAAAAACGTTGCCGTCGCGAATGGAGCCAACTTTCAAGCCGGCTACCCGGTGCAGATCTATGACAACAACAACAGCGAGTGGAACGTTGTAGCCAGCGTAAACGGTAACACGTTGACGATGCAGAACAACCTTCAGAACACGTACTACACCACCGCTGGCGGGAGTGTTGACGGTCCAGATCCGGCTTATGGCCAGGGTGCTTTTCCAGCTGCTTTCGCCATAGACTTTCTCTATCTAGCGTATAGTGCGCCGCAGTTTGCAGTTGAGCAGGCAGCTATTCTAGCAGAGATAACGACTCTTGCAAACTTCCTCGTCGCGCAGCAGTGCACGAATTCAAGTCTTGCAGCTTATGGCGGGTTTCAGAGCAGTGTCGGCAGTAACCAGTACTGGGCTGTCGACGCATGCCGATGCATCCCCAGCCTTCTCCGAGCCTATGCGTTGACTAACAACCCGTCGTATCTAGCTGCGGCTCAACTTGCTGGGTTGACTTTTCTGTACAACATGCAGCATCAGCCCGCAGTTCTCGGTTTGCATGATCACTATTACGGCGGCTTTGCAGAATCAGTGAATAGCTCTGGTGTCTGGTCGGCTCAGATGGATGTTGAATGTCTCTACGGTTGCATCGGCCTGATGATGCTCGCAGGTACGTACGATGCAGCAAACGCGGCCGTCTATAATCAAATTTTGAGCGATCTCACAGGTTTCTTGAGTCAAGGTTTTTCGCAGCTCTACTTGGACTTTACACCATTGCCTTCTGGCGATGACAACTGGCACAGGGTCGGCTCGCCTGAAACGCAGATCTACGACGATTCAATGGCCTTCGCGCTATTGGGCCTGTTCACCTATGAAGGCTGGAGCGCAACTTGCCAGCAGGTTTATGGTTTCATTCAAACGATACGGGCTTCGGCGCAGTATCCCGCTTATAATCCGTTCATTTGCTGGTCAGGCTACATCGATGTCGTACAGAGGTTTCCAGCATGCGCATACTATGACGCGATCACCATCGGCATTCTAGGCCAGATCCGAAAGGCGCATGACAAGCCTAGTTACGCTTTGGCCATGCAGATAATCAGCCAATACCAAGCACAGTTCATGAATTGGGGGCCGCAGTTCATTGATTACAGCGCCATCACACCGCAGAAGGCCATGGCAAACGTCTCTTGGTTGGGCGAGTTTTACCTGAACTATATCGATCCTGTAACAGACTTCACGCAGCTGCTCGACCTCAACGGCGACGAGTTGCAATTGTTTCCGATCCAGGAAGCAGCTAACGAGGTAACTTGGGGTCAACCGATCACCCTGCTAGGCATGGTGACGATGGGCGCCACAAGCGAGTTAATCCTGGAACCCGGCTACATCTCGCAGAAGCAGATTACCGTTCACAGTTTCCTGCCCACGCGAGTTCATGACAAGATTCGCTATAGCGGCGAAGATTACGAGGTTATCACGGTCAGCGATTACGATTTGGATGGGGATCCGCTGTTTTACAAGAGCGTCTGCAAGAGGCTGATTACGCAATGAGTACGTTGGACACTTATGAGGATCCTGTGACGACTGCGATTCGTCTAATTCAGAGTAACATTAACGTCATCAAGAACGACGAGTCCATAGCCAGTATTTACGTTTCGGCGCAGTGGTATGATCGTGAGCTCTTCAAGAACTACGACGCGCAGATCAGCATCGGCCTCGTGCGAAGTATCGATAAGAAGCTGACAGTTGACGGAGCCACACGTCAGCGCATAGGAAGCTTACGACTTAACACGTGGAGCACCAACAGACCCCAAACCAGCGACGACGGCCCAACGATGCGACAGAAGATATGCCAGGAAATCAACCGCATAATCCATCAATACATGAAAACGCCGAACCTTGTCAACCTAAACTACGCAGGCGAAGGCTACCCTTCAGGGTCTCCACATAAAGCATTCTGGGCAGACGCATCAACAGAA